TTATTCCTCCTCTCCTACTTCCGGAATACCCTGGATGCTTGTCAGGATAGACAACACACCCGCCAGAATGGATGCTGACGCCACATACTTCCAGTCAACCTGTCCCATTGCGGCAGCTGCACCAATACCGCCAATAGCTGCCTGAGCAACTGTTTTGACCGCTCTGACGCCTGCCGCTTTAATCCACTTCTTCGTACTCACATTCACTTTTAATACGCAATTCTTGAACATATCAATTTTCCTTTCTTTCTTCTCTTATTTCTTCCTTAATGCCAATTCGTTTGACCACTTCATCAAGTCTTCGATGCGCAGATTTTGTTGACGCCTCAATTACCACCATTTTCTTTTCAATCTCTGCAATTTTCTGATTCTGCTGCTTCTGGTCTAAACGTATTTCGTTTACAGTCGTCAAGATACTGTCTTGCTTCACATCCATTCGTGCGAACGCTACCGACAGTTCTTTGCTTTCCTTTGACTCTGTCGCCTGATCATCTCTATGCTCCTTATGGAATGCAAGATACAGGCTGACTAGAATGGCCACGGTGGAAATCACTACCGGAATATATTCCATTACCCTCACCTCCTTCCATGGGTTTCACTTGATTTCCTCCCAACCATAAGCGCCCGGTTCCCAGACGTTATTGTCTTCTGTACTCTGCCAGGTCTTTCCATTATGAGTTACTTTATTCCCTTTTGCATAGGGATTTGTGCTGCCTGGCTGCTGCCATTCAGAGGCAGTATTTGCATCCTGGACAAGCACCTTTGCCCAGAGGCTTGCTGCTGTGTCCGGTGCCCAGGTCGTCTGGGACGTATGTGCTTGCAGACACTTATACAGAGTACCTGCGCGATTGACTTTGTAGCCAGCTGCATAGCTCTGTCCATTTTCCCATTCCGGATAAATTGCCGGCACCAGAAGTGCTTGTTCATCCGGCAATGACTGTGCCTGCATTTGGACAACCAGAAGTGCTGCTTCTTTCATAGCAGCCGTTTCTTCTTGACTCATATAGCCAACAAGTCGGCCATTCGGATACATTTCGATTTTTTTCAGAATCGTGAAATCAACATAGGTTTCAGTCACTTCGGCATCTATCATCTTCATAGACTTGCAAGCAAAAGCGTCTGAAAGTTTTGATTTCAATTCATCCGGCATGACCGTCAGTGTCGAGATTTCAAGTTCTCCATTTTTATTTTTGACAGCATCGACTTCCATCTCGCTGCCGTCGTTGAATACAATTTTCATCATTACACTCCTAATACATATCTGAGACAGAAATAATCATTCTGGTACTTGATTCCACAGTTGGAAGTTCCGGACGCGGTGTTGTTTGCGTGCCCAGTCAATCTATCATCACTTATGTAGATATATTTGACAGCTGCCGCAGAAAGCGTTGCAGAGAACAAAGGAAACGTATGCCCTTTTCCTGCTTTTAGATTCACGATTTGTTTCGGAATATATCTGCAGATAAAGTTTTCATCTAAAGCACCGCTGTTATAACGGCAAAACACAAGAACAATACCGTTAGCCTGCTGAGATACCTTCTCACTGAATGTCGCCGTCTGAGAATCATTCGGCCAGATAGAGCCACTCCACAAAGTCTTCTGAACAATCGGTAGCTTCGTCTTCGCGTTGATCGTTAATGTCTGGTTGGTATCGTCATATTCCCAGACATACAACTTGTTATCCTGATCCTTCAAAAATATTGCACGTGCCGTCGATGGACTGCCTCCCTGCAGGGCTATATTGTGCTTATAGACACCTGCTGTATCATCATCCTCCTGCCAAGCCTGATTTTGCCAGACAAGCCCCGCCGTGATATTTGTATCTGTAAAATAAATGCTTTTGAGGCACTTGATGCCGTTTTTGAATACAGCCGCTAGCGCAACTTCAAAGGTGTTCGCTGTTTCTGCAATCTTACCGATGGCCAGAGCCATTTTCTTAATTACGTAAGACATCAGTCTTGCGCCGGATCCTACTTCTTTTTCGATCTGAGCCTGTGTGAAATCATCTTTCACAGTCAGCCTGATTACATATCCGACGTTGGTATCAAAGCATTCTGTTGACGATACATACGTACGATCGTAATCAGTTGCAGTTCCAGAAGCTTTTTCTGTCCAAGTCGTCTCTGTAGTCTTTCTGTATGCAATCACATATTTTCCTGTGTTTTTATTTGAGAGGGAAGATATAGAAAAAGTAATTGTTGCCGACAAGTATTTGCCATCATCATCTATATTCCCAGACGCATCACATCTGTTGCAGGTAAACTGTGTGATCTGTGGCACATGGTAAGCTTGTACCGTTATCGTTACAGACTTTTCGCCTGTCCGGCCACGGCTATCCGTTGCTGTTACTTTCACAGTTATGGCGCCGCTGCCACTAACAGTCTCTTGCATCGTATAAGTTCCGGATGTTCCAGTATAGCTCTGTGAACCTATTGCAAATTTGTAGCTTTTGATTGTGCTGCTATAAGAACCCGAAGCACTAGCTACAATTTTCAGCAAACTTTTGTTTTGTACGTACCCGTACGACGAAAGCCCGCTCGCTGTTTCAGAAACGGTCACAGATGATACAGACGGTTTGATTGATGCAGGTACCGTTACTTTCAGGCTGACCGTCTGCGTCGAACCAATTTTGGTGCTGCCATTATATGTATTCAGACCAATGGTGATTGTTCCGGATGTTGCAGATGGAAAGCTGCTCGCAATACTCAGTGGCGTTGTCCAGCTATAATCTGCTTTCAGTCCATCTGTCACCTTTGTCCAGGATCCCGTGCCTATACGGTAATACAGGGCATGCGTCCAGGTTGACACTGCTCCAGATATCTTTACTGTAATAGCCTTTCCAAGTTCTACAGCCGTCGCTGAGAGCGTCGGCTTTGTAGCTCTGGGAATTGTATCCAGTTCAGCACTGCTGCTAATAGAGCCGCCTGACAGCCAATCTGAGCTAGCGGTAAACGAGCCCGAATAAGACAGCGTTTTCTTACCATCCGAATCATGTGTGATATCTCCGGTCCATTCCGCCAGGTTAACCGTTGCCTTATCAGAGAAATTAACAGTGATAGACTTATTAACTCTCTGTGTTCCACCAACGGTTAATTTGACCGTTGAACTGCCTTGATATTTGTATGTCGTGCTGTCCGACTTAGCATACAACTTAACCGTTACATTCGACTTATTGTTTGCCGTGTCCTGCTTATTGACCACCATGGATATATACAGATGGTAGTGGTCATTATACCCACAGGTCACTTCTTTTTTTGCAGATGTTGCCACTCTCCCACCTCCTTATATGCCTATGAGTGATACTACATCATCACCGAGAGAATTTTTTTCTGTTATCCAGGCGCTATCACCGATTCGAAGTTGGCTGATAATCTCGCAGACCGTGTTATACATCTTCTGATCGGAGATGTAGGCGACCTCATATCCATTCTGTAGAAACTGGATTCTGTCATTCTGAATTTTCAGAATGAGAGGGCTGACCGAGTTACCCAAAAGGATATTACCATCTTCAAAACGGATGTATTTTTTGATTTCGTCAAAAGCTGCATCATTGCCATCCGACATCTCATTAACATCTTTTTTGAACTCATCAAACGTAATCTGCCAACTATCTTTCGTCTGTTCGATTTCAGTCGATACAGAAGATACAAGCTCTTCAACTTCTTCTTTCTGATAGACCTTTTCGTATACGCTTGACTTGATAGATTCGGCGCTCTGATTAATTTCAGAGCCAACTTCATCTCTCAGTGATGTGATGGTACCGTCAGTATCATCACGAAGTGTATCCAGCTCCGTTTTTGTCGCACGAAGCTCAATCTGCTCTGTATTCTTCTTGATCTCAGTTTCGGCCGTGTCAACCCTATCAATGAGGGTTTTGTTACTTTCCTTGACTTCATCGGATGTGTTCTTAGCGTCCTCTGCTGTGTTTTTAGCATCATCAGCTTTCTTCTCTATGTCGTCAATCTTTTCCTGCATCGGCCCTTTGACTACATCAGAAGATGTCTGACCGGGTGCTGTGATGGTCGTTGTCAGACCACCATCGAAATCATGCACCAGGCTCATGCACGGTATCAGATTGCCCGACAACTTAATAGCATCTTCCGGACACAATCTCGGGTCCCCAAGAAAAACAGCTGTTCCGGGCCTGTATGAATAGCCCAGTATCCGGCTTTTCATGGAATCGAACAACGTCTGCGTCATGCAAGGGTTTTCAACGGATACCACCACGCCTGTTCCTTTGCTGTCAGTGAATGTTGTTTCGCTGTCTTTCGTGATGTCAATCTGTGCTACCGTATACGTCGTTTCTTTGTAACTGACATCTGTAACCACTGCTGCATCCAACTCTCTCGATTCTTTTGTTGGGTATGCAGCTATTCTAATTGTGCCGGCGCAATCGGCATAACAGAATCCGCCCAGTGTTCCGGCAATATATCCTAGGACATCCTGACAGGTAATTCCGTCAGGAATAAAGGAAATAGTGCCGCTTGTATCCAGGTTGGTCACGACTTTTACACCCGTCTGGGTTGCTACACTTGAAAGCACCGTCTTAATCGTCGCCGGCAGTGTTGGAGCCGTAAATGTCACAACGGTCTGTGCCATCCTGTCAACTGCTTTCAACGTTGTCTTTCCCAGATTTTTTGTAATGTCTGGAAGTCCTGCTGTATAATACCCGAGCGGCACATATTCCAGTGAGCCATCCGCCAGCACAAGGCCAATTTCCGCGAACAATTCCTTATCTGCCAGGGTTATGTCCTCTGTAGCAATCTCGACCTCTATGTACCCAGAGAAGACCGTGCCGAAAGAAAAAGCCGTGTCCCCGCAACTTCCCATAGTAGCTACAAGGGATACGACTGATTTTTGTATCACTTCTTTTCCTGTTGTCAGCCTGGCCTTAAACTGTCGACTCGTTTTCTTGACTTGCACATCAAATGCGCTTGTTGCACTGTACATATTACACCTCGATTAAGTCCACGCCAACACCGGTATGTCTCGGCAATCCATTTGCATACGAATAGAGCGGATACGTTGGTGTACCCGCATACATCGTTTTTGTTATATATCCGCCCGATGAATCAGCCGGATCAACAAATTTTACGTCAAAACTCGCTTTTGACACCACCTTGTCAAGCCGTGCAGACTCCGCCTGGCTTAACACCTTCCATTCAATTTGAATCTTGTATTTTATCGCTACAATATCCCCGATGAACGTTCCAGTGCTGCCTCTTCCGGCATTTTTGGACCATATCTTCTCTTTTGTTATTGTCATTTTAGATGGCGTAGGCATTACCACGCCATCCATCGTCAAAACATCCATTCTGCCTCCTTACACCGGAAATGGTGCTGTATGATGGGATTTTACATAGTTGTTCGCTTCTTCCTGCATGGCCTTGAAGAATTTCTTCACATCACCCTGCAGAACCACTTTTACTTCGCCGCCGTTTTGACCGCCGGACCGCATAGCTGACATCATTGCACTATACACAGATGGACCAACTGCCGCTGCAATGGCTGTAGTAATCTGCTGGCTATTGGCAACGGTAGACTTTCTGCCAATTTTACCAATCATTTCAGGGCCTGCCTCATTCGCAATGAACATTTCACCATTCGCAGGAAAACCACCTTTTGCATAGGTATAGAATCCTTTCGGATACTTAATCGTAAAACCAGCAACCGTTTTGGAACCCCAGTTGATGCCAATCCTTGGCAGACCCAGTCTTACTCTCAGTGTGTTGGCAATGCCCAGCCATCGGCTGATTGTTCCAGACCACCCTTTTTTCAATCCAATCTTAACATTCAATGCTGTTCCGATTAATTTACCTAACGTCTGGCCTGCTTTCTTTGCAAATGATACCGTTGCATTGGTGGCTTTGCCAATCAATCCAGCAAGAGTTTGTCCAGACTTCTTCACAAATGATACTGTCGCCGATACTGCTGTACCTATCAACTCAGCCAATGTCTGGCCTGCTTTTTTTACAAATGACACCGTCGCTGTAACTGCTGTGCCAATCAAGCTTGCGAGGGTTTGTCCCGTTTTCTTCACAAGGTCAACTGTTACTTTTATGATCGTCCCTATAGCCTCCAACGCTTTTATAAACAAATCCCATGCATCTTGAGCCACCTGTTTCCAGTCTGCATTCTGAAGTCCATCTAAAATTGCATTCAAAAGGCCATCGGCTAAGTTGAATGCGGCTATAATGGCATTGCATATCAATTTGCCGACGCCCGCAAGGCAACCGGCCCAATCGATATTTGTCAGAAACTCTCCGATATCGTTGCCGATATTCTTCCAGTCAGTTTCCTCGATTGCTGTATTGATTGTTTCGAGAACCCCTTTGAATCCGTCCGATAATGTTGTCCCGGCTTTTGCCCATTCAACATTCTTCATGAATCCATCAACAGCATCAGAGATGGCACTTCCGAAGTTCTTCCAGTCAAATTCTTCTACAAATGTGTATCCAAATTCGATGACTGTATTAAGCCCTTCTGCAAACGTCTTGCCAACCAGTTCCCAGTCTGTCTCTTCGATGAATCCGTTCAGGAATGTTGCAAGACTCTTCGCAATTTTTCTCGATGTTTCTTTGATGTTATCCCACGGGATATTTTCAAGTGCATTATTCAGCTTGTCTCCAAGGATTTCACCGATTTCTGTAAAGTCTGCTTCTTCCCAGGCTTTTTTTACGGCATCAGCAAAATCTTGGATACCGGTATCGATAGTCTCCGTCGTGAACATATCGCCCGCGCCGGTTCCTGAACCACCTCCTCCGCCACCACCGCCTGAGCCTGATCCGGAACCAGAATCATCATCCAGCTTGTTGATTTCATCGAATCCCATTAAGGTTCGCTGAAGTTTTTCAGCTGACTCATTGGCATTATCTGCCGATGATGCTGTCTGATCCAGACTTGCTGCATAATCGGTGCTCACGCGCTTTGCAACGGTGTAACTGCTCTTACCTGTAATGGCTGCGAAGAACTGCGATAAGGTATTAATCGCGGCTAAAACATAGTCAATCAACTGACTGAGAACCGGCGTCACACTCGTCAGAATCGGGGCAAATGCCGTTGCAAGTGCATTCTTCAGCTGATTCAGCTGTGACAAGAGCAGCGAGATACTCTGATTAGTCTCATTTGAGTACCTGGCCAGATTCGACATACCCTCTTTGGCGCCATTGAAAGCACCTGTGATAAGAAAACTTGCTATCATGAACCGGGCCGTCATACCAAGCGTGCTCAAAGCTCTGCCAAGGATGCCTCCCTGCCGACCCATCCGGCCTGCAGCGTTAGTGAATCTATTCAGAACAGGAATGCCAGAAGCAAACCGCTGAATCAATGACGCAATTGCGCCGCCGGCTTTTGTGATACCGGCGCCAACATTCTTAGCCGCGAAACTCAATAAAGAAAAGCCTTTCCGGCCAAGGTATGCGCTTTCTGTCAGTAATCGGCCAATAACAGGAATGTTTTTCACTGTCATTGCAATCTGAGCTCTGAACTGTTTCAAATATTCCCCTGCCACCGAAGCTGCCGACTTCACATTCATTCCAAGAGACTGAACCTTGCTGCCAGAACTCAGGTTTGTCCCTGCTGCCGTGACATTCGTTCCGGATGTTTCCATGCTGGCTTTTTCTTCCTTGTACATTTGGAGCCTCGACTTCGCTTCATTGATCTGATTAGAAATCGCTTTCCAAGCTTCTGTCTCTGTCTGATTAGAACCATCACTGACCATGGCATCTAATTCGCCTTTGACGTATTTCGCTTCATTTCTGACCTCTTCCAGCTGTGCTATCAGTTTCTGATATACACTGTCATTACTCGGAATACCGATGCTATCATACATCTGTTTCTGCTTCGACATTTTTTCTATCCGCTGCATAGCAGATTCATATTGTTTCTGCGCTGCAAGATAATCTTCTGATGCCGTAAACTTCTTAGCATCCGACATAGATTCCTGCTTTTTTATTAGACGGTCAATCGTCTTTTCCGTGCTGCTGATAGAATTCTGTAAATTCAGGTACTCATCTGTATACTTTTTAATGCCCGCTTGCACACTTGTATCACTGCTGAGCTTTCTGATCTCCGCATTCATATTCCGAATAGAATTGGTAATCTTTTGGGCCGGATTGTCAAACTTCTGCATACCATCTGTGCTTCTTTTTACAGTGATATCCACTTGTTTCATCGTCTGCTCAGTCTCTTTTTTTACCGAATCCATCTTTTTCTTAAACGGCTCCACAGCTGCGTCAATGACTACTTTTATCGTTTCCAGTGTCTTTATTGTTTCTCACCTCCTTTATGTCGTTGCTCATTAAAGAGTTGCACTCGCCGCCTCCATGCGGCTTTATAATTTTCCTGAGTAGAATCTTCTTTTTCTTTCTTGAAATCTTCCTTTTCCTGTTTAAAAAGTTCTGGATAATAGTCCCACGGCATTGTCAAGCTTTCTTTTTCTGCCATTGGATGGCGTTCATTTACGATGTTGGCCATCATGAAGCAATCAAAAATCTGCTCTCTTCTCCGCCGTTTTACGTTTCTCCCAAAACTTTCGATCAGGTCAAGATTTTCAGCAATGGAATTGCCCCAGAATGTGTCAATTGGAATTCCACAATCCATGGCATTTTCATACATATTTTCAATAACATCTGAAAGGGTTACATCAACTGGCTCGCCGTCTCCAGCTTGTCCTGCATCGCTTCCGCCTGCTCTGCTGTAAAAAAACCAGATACCGCCATAATTCCCATGATAACGTTTGAATACAGTTTCATCTGGTCGCCGCCCTCTTCGACATATTTGTCGTAAAGTCTCTGAACCTTCTCGAATGTCAGGCTGTGCTGATATTTCAGCAGTGCAGCCTGGATGATCGTGAGCATGATGCCAAGCTGTGGGATGCCGTCAACCGAAATAACATTTAAAAGATTTCGTTTAAATTTATCTTCCAGACGACAGGTTGAGGCCGAGTCAAGCTTCAGCTTATATTCCTCGCCGCCAACTTCCCACACGTAATACGGTCTTTTCTTTGGTTTTTCAAACTCAACGACCTTTTCCTCATTTTTTTCTTCAACTTCATCTAAGCCAAATTCTTCAAATTCCAT